AACGTAAACATTTTAAACTGTGGGAGTCTAATAGACCAACACCAGACTTAGAATATGTAATTGCCTCATACGACCCGGCTACCAGTGAAAAAACAGTCAACGACCCAACTGCATGCACTATTTGGGGTGTGTTTGAACAAACAGACATTGGCACCAGTATTATTTTGCTTGACGCATGGGATGCTCACTTGTCTTATCCCGAACTGCGTCGTAAAGTCATCGATGACTTTAAGGAAGTTGTGTACGGTGCGGATAATGATTTTGGTAAAGGACGTAAAGCAGACCTGATCTTAATGGAAGATAAGTCTGCTGGTATTTCCCTCATACAAGAACTCCAGGGCGCCGGAGTTCCTGTGCGTGGATACAACCCAGGACGTGCTGATAAGGTACAACGTGTGAACATTGTGGCACCGCTCGTGGCAAAAGGTAAAGTTTACATACCAGAAGACCCTAAACAAAAGAATGATGTAGCAGACTGGGCTAAAAGGTTTATTCGCCAAGTTTGTTCGTTTCCAGAAGCCGGCGGGCATGATGACTATGTGGACTCTCTGTCACAAGCGCTCCGTGTCCTAAGAGATTCTGGATGGATCCAGTTAGATCCATTGCCAGCCAGAGATTATGACTACTCAGATGATGCTTATAGCAAGAAGTTTGTTAACCCGTATGCACAATAGGGCGGAATGCCTTATTTCTTTGCATTAGTAGTATTATGGACTTATTAAAAACCCCAAAACAGCTATTACTAGAAGACGCAGGAGTTCACCCCGCTAGTGAAGGCTTGATAATGACGCCTCAACAAAAGCTAATGCAAGAAACGGGCATAATTCCCCGTTTTGCTAAAGGTAAACAAGTTTTGTCCCCAGAAGACATGAAAGCAGAAATATTTGTTAGTAAAACTGCCAAACCTAAACCTGCAAACAACGATCCATATTCTAATCCAGCTTTAATAAAAGCCTGGAACAACCTTTTTAAATAAAACATGGCAAATCCACAAATTCCGATGCAAATTGGCGGTAACCTGCCCGGTTTAGAAACCGAAGAGAACATCCAAGAAGCGCAAGCTCAAGATGTGGAGATGGACTATTACGAAGAAAAACTAGGATTAGATCCCGGAGAAGTTGAAGAAGAGATTATTGAATTAGAAGATGGCTCTGTTGTAGTTAACATGACGCCAAAAGAAGGCCCACGTAAAAACCCTGAGTTTTATGAAAACTTAGCAGAAGTATTTGATGAAGATGTTCTTCTTACGTTAGCTAACGATTATCTTGACTATATTGATGTAGATAAAGAAGCACGTAAACAACGTGACAAGCAATACGAAGAAGGATTACGCCGTACCGGTTTGGGTAAGGACGCGCCCGGAGGCGCAACCTTTGATGGAGCCTCCAAAGTCGTTCACCCAGTTATGGCAGAGGCTTGCGTTGATTTTGCAGCCAGCGCCTCAAAAGAATTGTTGCCACCAGACGGGTTAGTTAAATCTAACGTCAAAGGCAACTCAGACAGATTAAAAGAAGAAACTGCAGATCGTAAAGTTTCTTTTATGAATTGGCAGCTGACAGAACAAATTGCTGAATATCGTGATGAGATGGAGCAGTTGCTCACTCAACTACCATTGGGTGGCTCACAATTCCTCAAATGGCGTTTTGACGAAGAACAAAAACGCCCGTTGTGTGAGTGGGTTCCAATTGATAACATTATTCTTCCGTACTCAACTACAAACTTTTACACATCTCCGCGTGTAACTGAAGTACAAGACATTACAGAAGACATTTTCTTGCAACGTATTGAGCAAGGTATTTATCGTGATATTAACTCAACGTATTCATCAGATGCGCCGCTAACAGACCAAACACAATCTGAAAAAGCAAACAACAAAATTGAAGGTAAAGACGAGCCATCTAAAAATATAGATGGTTTGCGCCGTATTTATGAGATTACCTGCTTTATGCGTTTGGATGACGATGCCGAAACAGGTGGTCGTCGTGCTCCGTATATTATGATGATTGATGAGACCACAGGTGATGTTATTGGTCTTTATCGCAACTGGGAAGCTAACGATGAGAAGCTTGAAAAACTTGACTGGTACGTCGAATTTAAATTTATTCCTTGGCGCGGCGCTTATGCCATTGGCCTCCCTCATCTTATTGGCGGGCTATCTGCTGCTCTTACCGGTGCTCTTCGTGCTCTATTGGACGCTGCGCATATCAATAACAGCCAAACACTTCTTAAGCTTAAAGGTGGACGAATTGGTGGACAATCGGACAGAATTGAACCGACGCAAGTAGTAGAAATTGAAGGTGCGCCCGGAGTAGATGACGTACGTAAGATTGCAATGGCTATGCCTTTCAATCCACCGTCAAGCGTATTGATGGAATTGATGGGTTGGTTGACATCTGCTGCAAAAGGCGTTGTAACTACTTCTGAAGAAAAGATTGGCGAAGCAAACAACAACATGCCAGTTGGCACAGCCCAAGCTCTTATTGAGCAAGGTGCTAAAGTATTCTCTGCCATCCATGCACGTTTGCATCGTTCACAAGCTAAGTCACTGGCAATTATTTCCCGTCTAAATCATTGGTATTTAGAGGACATGGACAACCAGTCAGGTACAGCAATTGAAGTTCGTGATTTTGCTTACAACAATGATGTACGTCCAGTATCAGATCCTAACATTTTTTCTGAGACACAACGCGTTGCTCAGAACCAAGCCCTTTTACAAATGGCTACTGCTGCAAATCAATCAAGCCCAGGCATGTTTGATATCCGTGGTGTATACCGCCGCGTTATGCAACAATTAAAGATTCCTAACATTGATGAGATTCTACCAAACCCATTGGGTGCTAAAGAATCTAACCCTGCGCTCGAAAACGTGGCAATGACAATGGGTCGTCCGGCTGCAGCATACCCGGACCAGGATCACATTTCCCACATTAAGATTCACCTTGAGTACGCACAGAACCCAGCATACGGCGGTAACCCAGTTATTGGCCCCGTCTTTGCCCCTAATGCTTTAGAACATATTAAACAACACTTAACATTACACTACCTCCAGTCTATGCGCGGTTACGTAGCAGAAGCATCTGGCGGTCGTGATGTTCTTGAATTACACCAAGAGAAACCTCTTGATCTTGAAGCGCAACAAGCTTTAGCTCTTGCTTCACAAATGGTTAACCAAGACTCACAACAAACAATGGAACCGTTTATTCAACAGATCCAAGGTTTGGCACAAAAAGTACAACAAGGTAAACAAGCTCAACAACAAGCTGCTGCTGAAGCTGACCCAACTGCTCAAGTTATTCTTAAGACGCAAATGGCTGAGACACAACGCAAACAGCAAGAAGCACAAGCTCGTATGCAACTTGATGCACAAAAACAACAGCAAGACTACGATCTTAAGATTGCAGAGTTGGAGCGTTTGGTATTGGATCTCAAGTCTAGATACGAAACTCAAGCTCAGATTGATTCTAACAAAACAGCTACTCAAATTGCTATTGCAGACATCAACAACGCATCTAAAGAACGCGTGGCTGCTATTAATGCTCAAATGAAACTTACTTCAGATCAGCAAGCAATGGTGCACGAGCAAAACATGACGGCCATGGAAGCATCTAGACAAGCACAGGCGGACATTCGCCAACACGGAATTACAGTAGAACAACGTGCTATGCAAAGCCAAGCAGACTATGCAAAAGCTCAATTAGATGCGGCTCAACAGTCTGCCCAAGCAGAACAAGAGCACCAACAACAAATGATGCAAGCAGAGCAACAAGCCCAACAACAAATGCAACAAACTGGCATGGAACAAATGGGCGCTATGGCACCGGCAGCACCACAACCCGCAGCACCCGCAGCACCCGCAGCACCCGCAGCACCACAACAACCAATGACACCCCCAACAGGAGCAATATAATGGCCGATAATAATTTACAAGGCTTTCGTCAAACATATCAAGAAACTGGCAAACTATCTTCAGGTGGTGGCCCAGAAGACAAAAAACTAGATGCAGGTCCATCAGGATCTAAGCGCTCTAACAACGCTGTAAAAGGTAAACCAGCTCGTTCAAGCAAAGTTGGACCTGATAAAAACCTTAAAGACATCGGTGGCGGTAATTTTTATTGATTTAAGGGCGGAAACCTTCATAACCTTGCATTAGTAAGATTATGAAAGACTTTATTAGTGAAATTATCTCTCGTACGAGAGATGAACAATTAAAATTGGCGGAAACCCTCACCGCTGGAAGTAATGTCAATTCTTTTGAAGATTACCAACGATTAGTTGGTAGGTTTGAAGGATTTGCAGCAGTGCAAGACATTATAAACGAAATTTTGAGGGAAGACGAAGAAGACGACCTGTAGAGGTTAAAGGAGCACTGAACAGTGTTTGATATAAAAGGAAATGAAGAGCCGGATACACGATCAGAGGAAGAATGTTTTCCTGTAATCGACACCGGTATTGATGTAGCTGGAGACAGAGTGCTTGTGCAGTTGAGGCGCGAAAAATCAACCAGTAAAGGTGGAATCATCTTAGTAGATGAAACCAGACAAACGTTACGATTTAATGAAACAGTGGCTAAAGTGGTGCAAGTTGGCCCATTAGCATACCGTAATCTAGACGCAGATTTAACCCCATGGCCAGAAGGCCCTTGGTGTAAAGAAGGCGATCTAGTACGTACTATTAAGTACGGCGGCGACCGTTTTGTTGTGCAACCAAATGATGAAGGTTCTCCTGTAGTATTCATCACATTGCAAGCTCGTGAAATCATTTCTCGCATTAAGTCGTTTGAATATGCGCAGAAAATGAAAGCGTTTATAGATTAACTTTGTAGAAAGTACATATGGCAGAAAATGAAAAAGACGTTCCAATTAAGGAACGTGAAGATGGCACAGTTGTAGCCAAAGTCGAACACGAAGAACACTTTGAAGACGACGAAAAAGAAGTTAAAAAAGCTTCTGATGAATCTGATGAAGACGAAGAGCAACAAGACGAAGAGTCTGGCTCCGATGAAGTTGATTCAGATGACGATACAGACGACGAACGCGAAAAGATTCGCGAAGCGCGCAGAGAAGAGCGTAGATTAAAGAAAGAACTATCTAAGCAACGCGAAGCGTCAGCCCGTCACAAAATTAGTGCATTAGAAAAAAGAAACGAAGATTTAGCAAGACGTTTAGCTGCTGTAGAAAACACAGCATCATCTTTTAAATTTGCGCAGATTGACAAGAGTTTGGAAGATGAAGCCACTCGTGTTGAATACGCCAAAATGAAAATGTTGCAAGCAGCGCAATCTAATGACGTAGAAGCACAAATGGAATACTTGGAGCAGTTGACAGAAGCTAAAGAGCGTCTAAAGCAAGCCCAGTACCATAAAAAACAACAGCTTGAGCAAGCTAAGGCACCAAAACAAAACGTACCTAACCCAATTAGCACAGAAGTTCAACAGAACGCTACTAAGTGGTTAAAACGTAACGGTTGGTATGATCCAGAAGCTCGAGATACAGATAGTAGAATTGCCAAAGTAGTTGACCAAGAACTTGCCGCAGATGGTTGGGATCCTAGTGATTCTGAATACTGGGAAGAGTTAGATAATCGTTTACAATCCCGTTTGCCACACCGCTATACAGCAAAAGGCAACAGCAACAACAGCAGACGCGCAGCAGGCCCAACAGCCTCAAGCCGTGTTGCAGAATCCAGTGCTAAACCTGGCACAATCACACTAAGCCGTGATCGTGTGCAGGCAATTAAAGATGCTGGTGCTTGGGATAACGTAGAAAAACGAAACAAAATGATCCGCGCATATGCGTCGTATGATCGTAACAATAAAGGTTAATGAAAATGGCAAATACAAGAATTAAAAGAGAATCACGTGACTTAGATGATCGCTTAGCCGATCGAGTCCAAGAAGTAATCGAGCGTTCAACACACGCCGATGAAGACAGTATTGCACGTCGTGAACGCCTGGATGCGTTTAGAGACAAGTGGGCAAATAGTGCGTTGCCCGAGCTTCCTGGTGGAATTATCCCTGGGATGCACTTGTGTTGGTTATCAACAACCAATACTTACGACAGTATCGACAAACGTATGGCATTGGGTTATGAGCCAGTTAAAGCCTCCGAATTAGGAAAAGGCTTTGAAGGACTAGGCAAAATGAGCTCGGGCAAGTTTGAAGGCTGTGTTAGTTGTAACGAAATGGTACTCTTCAAATTACCTGAGGATATCTATCAAGAAGTAATGCGTATGCTCCATTTGGAGGATCCGCTTGAACACCAACGCAATATTACAGCGCAGGTTCGCGACACAGCGCAAGGTAATAAAGGTGGTCGTTCAGTTCTTGAGGGTGGTCTTCTTGAAATGGAAAAAGATACCGCAAGAGCGAATAATAAAAATGTTCGTTTTCAATAACATTCTTCAAAAATAAAACAAAGGAAATAAACTAAATGTCAACAACATTTCGTCCCTTTGGCATGAAGCCTGCGTATCACCCAAGCGGCCTAGACCGTTCTGTACCATTTGCTGGTACGAACAGTTTTGTCACTGGTGTATCGTACAATGCTCATTACTCTTTGAGCGCTGGTCAGACTTTCTACCAGTATCAACCAGTAGGCATTACAGCTTCAGGTCAATTAACAATTGCAGCTACCGCTGCCGCAACAAGCCCAGTATACGGTGTATTTGACGGTGTAGAATATACAACTGCAGAAGGTCGTCGTACAGTAGGCAAAAGCGCTTCTAAAGCAACTCTTGACGCAGCTTCTTGTATACGAAGCTCAAGCTAACGGCTCAGTAACTTCTGCAGCTATTGGTTCACAGTACAACTTCTCCGGCGCAACCGGTTTTACAACTGCTGATGGTTATACTATCGGTGTTGGTGGTGCAGGTTTTTCAACAACAGCATTAGCTTCTGCTGCTGTTGGCACCGGTGTTCAAGGTCAAGTACGCGTAGTAGGTTTAGGCCGTGAAGTAGCATATCCATCTGGCGAAACAAATGCCTGGGGTGATACTTACACGATTGTACAAGTCCAGATCGCCAATAACACTTTTGCGGCTCCTAAGGTCTCGGTTTAATTTAACGAAAGAAAGGTAATAAGCAATGGCAACTCCAATGCGTAGTACGGACTTTCGTGCGGTAGTCGAACCGATTATCAACGAAGTCTTTGACGGTGTTTACGAACAACGTGCCGACGAGTGGAAAGGATTTGTTGAACAGATCCAGGGTATTCCACGTAACTACCACGAAGAAGTAATGCTCTTCGGTATGAACGCAGCTCCTGCGATGCCTGACGGCACTCCAGTTAGCTACGATCAAGGTGGTACTTTGTACATCACACGTTTCATCTATCAAATCTATGGCTTAGCATATGCTTTGACTAAAGTTTTGATGGAAGACGGCGATCACATCCGTATCGGCTCAACCTTCGCCAAGCACTTGGCTCAATCTATGATTGAAACCGAGGAAACTCTATGTG